TGCTTTTACTTCTTCTATTGATGCCATTACTTCTTACCCTTACCCATTGCTTGTGTTCCAAAGAACGCAGCGACAATAGCTGCAACTGATACAAAGTAAACACTTGCCATACTTCCAAGTATCTTACTTGCTTCTGACATACCCAATCCTACTGCAAGTACAACTGCAAAAGGATATAACAACATACCAAAGAGTGCGAACCACGCCATCTTACGTTGTGCATCTCTCATTGCATCTGCATCTTCTAATTCTTTTCTTTTAAATTCCATATCCAACTCATATTCTTCAAGACTGATATGACCATCACCATTTCTATCTTTTGCTGCAATCTCTGGGTCTACAGTTTTTGTTACTTCTGACATCAGCTCTCTCCTAATGTTATTTACTTTTTGCTTCTTCTCGTTTTATTCTTTCTTCTTCCTCTTTAATATGTTCAATTAACATACCGACATAGATTTCTCTTTCCCACGGCATCATGTTATCAAGTTCAGTTAAACTATACTTATGATGTTGCATCATTCCAAAGTTAGTTTTATAATAATTAAATAGACTATCGTGAGATAGTCCTACTCTAAAAAATCTTGGAGGCCCTCCAAAGTTACCTCACTTTTTTTCTTAGTCTTTGGGTTAGTTACAGTAATAATATGCCGTAACTTAGGTGCAGTTTGAAAAAACTTAGTAACGCTTTCAAACTGTGTTGTAGAAAGACTATCCATAAACTCATTAATATCTTTATCTGACATATCCACTTTACGATAAACATCATCACCATCATGTATTTCATTTACACAGTTATTTATGACATAAAAGAGTGTTTCCATCTCTGAAGCACCACTTTTTAATCCTGCCATATCATTTAAAATAGGATATCTAAAATGAATACTAATAGTATCGTTTAATATAACAATATTGCTGTGATCTTCTGTCATATTCACAGTAATGTCTTCAAGGTTTAGTGTGACTGGCACTTCTGTTTTCCCATCATCTGGACATATAATATTTACTGTTGTTGTTTCTCCAACAGATTTTGCTCTGATTTGCAAGAACAAAAACTCCACATCAAATATTGGAGATACTTCTGCATCAATTTTCCCAAATGTACAAGCATTGACTAACTGTTTCATTGCTTCAAATAGTTGTGCATCATCTCCAGACTCCTGGGCCATCATAAGTATCTTTTGTTCTTTAATGAGAAAGGGTCTAAACTTTAATTTTTCCCCAGTAGAGGGTAGTTCCAACTGGTATGTTGGGGTATTGAGTTTTGGTAGTGCCATAATATTTCATCCTTTATTATATTATAATCTGCGTAATACTGATGGTATTTGTGAAGTAATCCTTCTTGTTACAGTATTCACAGCACGCTCTGCAATTCTATCGAGTAGTGGTTTTGGTAAATTCGCTTCGTCTGTTAAGTTCTTCCAGTATCTATATGAAAAGGTAACACTAAGAGTTTGATAACTGCTACCTTGACCATATGCTAATGCTTGTTGTCCTATTGATTTAGGAAATGCCTCTACAAGTTCTACACCATAAACTTTGTTGTCTTGTTCATCTAATGAATGTATTTGTACTGAACCAACATAGTCATTGTAGTATCCCATAGCCCATGTTTGTGTGTTAAATGCAAGTCTTTGCCATGTTTCAATATACTTCTTTTCTTTCATATCAGATGAACATTGAAATGTTGCATTAACATCACCAAAACTATATCCCTTTACGATTTCTCGTGCAGGCCCATATATGTTATCATCTGGTGTAGTATCTAAATTTCTGCCTGGAAATGCAATAGATTCGCATCTAAGTCCAGTTGCACGAACAGTTCCATCACCCATAAATTCACCCATAATTTTAGTAAAGATATTAGTATTCTTTGACATACCACTTCCTCTACTACCTGTGGGTGGTAATAATGTTACCTCGTATCTATTGGGTCTAGACACACCATCTTTACTACGACCAAGACCAAGTATTTCATTAATTGAACCTATTGCAACTGCATCTACTAATCCACCAAGATTAAATTTGGCCATTATATCATACTCCTACTATCTCTATACACATCTTGAATAGAACCTTTTTTCCATCTTGCAACTGGTAATAGAGCTGCAACTATAAACTCATCTGCATCTATTCTACGAAACTGTGTCTTAACTCTACCAGCAAGGTATCTTTTGAGTGTTGGTTTAATTAATCTGTCACTTTTAAGTTTGCTGTAATCAACTGCAAGTCTTGTACTTTCATCAAACTTTGTATTATTACTGTAGTCTACTAATCTATCTAACAATTTAATTCTTAATGTCATAGGTAAATAATGTAGATTAATTCCTAAGAATCCATCTGGATACTTTTCTAGTGGTAATACTAAAGGAAATGAGTCATAGTATGGTAATGTCTTTTTAAACTTTGGGTCATAGAAGAACATATTCAAACGACCATAGAATGGTGCGTTATCTCTCTTTCCATCTCGTATCAAATCCATTGCACCAGGCGTACCAAATTCTTTAATCTTATCACGATACCATTGCGTGGATTTTGGTCTACCTTTTGCTGCATCAACAACTGATTGTATAAATTTACTCTTTGCCATACTACTATTTATACTTTATATTCAGATGGTCTTCAGTTAATACCTTAAACTCCATGTCATTTAGTTCACAGAACTCATTTGCATATTTCCATTTAGCTTGATTGATTGTATAGGTCTTGACCTCGTTTAACCATTTTTTAGTTTTTCTTGATGGATTAGTTACTGGTGGTTTGCATTGATACTTTGGTTTCACTTCTACAATAAACCTCTTAATAGAACCATCCACTTGTTTTACTTTCATATAGAAGTCTGGAAAGTATCTGTGTCTTTTACCATCCCAAGGCGATATGTAAGGTATAATGATTTCTTCTGAACCCCATTCAAGTATCTTATCGTTCATATCACAATAGACCATGAGTTTACGTTCCCATAGTGAACGATATATCACTTTAGATGGATTACCCTTGTACTTTTTAGGGTTAATTGGAATGTATTTACCACGATATGCCATATTAATCTTTATAAATAGAAGTTACAGGAGTATTTATACATGGCATTAGATTTACTAAAAGGTGCAGCTCAAGGTATTGTTGGTGCTGGGTTAAGAAAAGTTGCTGGTAATCTGCCTGGATTATTAGGTCTAAACAAAGGTCGTGGTGGTAACAGTTCAGACACATCACCACTAGAATCTACAAAATACAATACAAAGAACTATTCTTTTCCAATTGATGTTGAAGCAAAACCAGGCTTAGGTAATCAAGGACATTATATAATGTTTATGATTAATCAACAAACAAATGCAAAATTAGGGTTTGGTCTTGCAGAAACAGCTGAAGGTCGAGCAACTTTAGAAAAAGAGGCAGCTAAAAGAAAAACCAAAAAAGAAGATATTCCAAAACAACTCATCACCAATCCAAATGAAGCAAGAGCTGCAGAAAAGGTATCAACAGAAAACAAATTTAAATATGCATCTAAAAAAGGTTCTACACTTTCAGTTCCCAGACCACCCACAGTAAGAATGGATACTGCAATTACTATGTATATGCCTACTATGGTTGCTGTCACCACAGCTGCACAATATCAAGATGAAGTTGTAGGAGATGCAGCTGCTGCTGGTGCAGCTGTTTATCAACAGATACTTGCTGGTCAAAAGTCTGGACTAGATATAGCAAAAGATGCAATGAAAACTTTAGGTAAAGATATTGGTGAGGGAATGATTAATAAAGGTTTGGGTGCATTATCAGTCATACCTGGCATTGAGGGTGCAAAAGATGTGTTTAATGCCCAAAGAGGTTTTATCAAAGCACCAAAAATGGAACTATTCTTTAGAGGTATAGGTAAAAGAAAATTTCAGTATTCATTTAAGATGATACCAAAATCAGACCAAGAAATGCAAGAGATAAGAAAGATTATTCAATCATTTAGATTGAATATGTTACCAGAATTTGCAGATGGGGATAGAGCATCTAGACGATTGACTGTACCAAATACATTTGACATTCAATATATGTACAATGGCAAAGAAAATGGTTATCTACACAAGATATCTACTTGTGTTTTAGAAAGTTGTGACGTTAAGTATAGTGGAGAGGGTAAATATCAAACCTTTACAGCTGATGATGATGGAGCTCCACCAATGGTAACTGAAATGTCACTTAACTTCCAAGAGATGGAAATCATCACAAAAGAAAGAGTTGCAGAGGGTTACTAATGTATTTTAAAAACTTCCCAACCATACCATATGATGCTGTAGGAAATGGACAAACAAAAGATGTCAAGAACCTTTTAAGACGAGTGGGTATTCGTGCAAAGGTAAAAGCAAATACCTTATTCTATGATACCTATGATGTGAAAGATGGAGAAACACCAGAGTCTATTGCTGATAAATTATATAATGATGTAGAAAAACATTGGATAGTGTTAATAGTAAATGATATCACAGATATATATCATCAATGGCCTATGAGATATTCACAGTTTCTACAGTTTGTGAATGACAAGTATGCAGACCCAAATGGAGTCCATCACTATGAAATTCCACAATCATCTGGTGACACAACAAAGACAATAGAAGTGTATGCAAATGAAGCACTCCATGCAAATGATGTAAGTTACTATCCAAATGCAACGATTATAACAAACATAGAATATGAAGAAAATAGACAAGATGAACTAAGAAAAATAAGACTCCTAGACCCACGATTTGTTCCTCAATTTGTAGAGGAATTTGAGGAGTTAATGAAGGAAACAGCAATCTAATGGCTGACTTACAATATGCTGGTGATTATGTATTAAAGGAAGCTCTATTGGTATCTTCTACTGGAGTTAGACTTGATTTAATTGGCACTATTTTAACATTTGAAATATTCGAGAACCTTTTCTCTACGTCATTATCTGGCAGTATAACATTTGTTGATGAAAATAACATAGTAACAAACGCTCCAATTATTGGACAAGAATATCTATACTTAAAAATAGGAACACCATCTTTAGATGATTATGACATGGATTTTACTAATGTTCCATTTGTTACATATAAAGTAAATACAAGAGTTGATGCAAATAAAAATTCACAACTTATTAATGTAAGTTTTACTTCACCAGAGATGTTAATTGATAAGCGTGTAAGAGTATCAAAGAGTTACACAGATACAATAGATGGTATTGTAACAAGTATTTTAAGAGATAAAAGATACATTAACACACTTAAAGAATTATATGTTGAACCAACAGCTGGTATTAGAAAAGTGGTGTGTCCTAATCTACACCCATTTAATTTTATAACAAACCTTGCTACTGAATCTGTTTCACTAAAAGATGGTAATCCATTCTTTATGTTCTATGAAAGTACACAAGGAATTAATTTTAGAAGTATAGAATCTTTGTTTGCAGAATCCACATCTGGTGATTATGCACTTGGAGATTTTGGTCAGAATGAGGGTAAAAAACAAGATGTTGCAAAAGACTTTGCTAGAATAATAGATTTTGAAATATCATCTAATAGTGATATGTTAGCTAATATTGTATCTGGAATGTTAGGTTCTTCAATTATTGAATACAATATATATAACAAGAGTTTTGAAAAATCTACATATAACTATATTGAAGACTTTGATAGATTTTCTAGAGTCAACTATGAAGATACTGATAAGGACAATCCAATTTATTCAAGTGGGTTTATAGATGATAGGAATAATACAATAGGTAGTTTTACAGATGCAAGAATACACTTACACCCAGTAAATTCTAGTGGTTTATATGACACACAACATAATGACAATACAAACACATACAAATATGCACCAAATAAAATTAAAGATAATCTCTTATACAGACAAGCTAAGTTTAGTGAATTTACAGATGGTATTAATGTTAACATGGTTATAAATGGAAGTACAAACCTATGTGTAGGAAAGATGATTAATATAACTATTCCTGTTACTGGAAAAGCACATGATAAAGATTATGACAAATATTATACTGGAAAGTTTTTGATTACTAAGTTAAAACATAGTTTTGACCAGACAACTAAACGACATGAAATTGCACTTTCAGCATCAAAAGACTCGTTTTTAGAATCTTTACCAGAAGGTGGCACACCAATACTAGATGGTACAGAAAAAATTACAAATACACTTAACTACTAACAGAAAGGAGACTCTATAGACTACATTATGAAAATCATATTTACATAGGAGGCATAGATGCCAACAACAAAAACTAAACTCAAATTAAAGAAAATGAACACCTTTATTAACAGAGATAGGACAATAGAACCAATGACAGAAAATGATAAATACATACTAGAAACTATAGAGAGATTAAAAAATGAGAACATTTCAAGATTTACAAGAGGGAGTCTACGACCCCAATATACTTAAAGCGTTTTTCCTTGCAGGCGGGCCTGGTAGTGGTAAGTCTTATGTTGTAAAACGAGGCACAGGTGGTCTTGGTCTAAAGATTGTTAATTCAGATGATGTCCTTGAAAAGTATATTAAAGATGCTGGATTATCATTGAAGATGCCCAAGAGAGAAGAAGAACCTAGAGACAAGTTACGAGCTAAAGCAAAAGCAGTAACTAAATCAAAATTAGGTAATTATGTTGAGGGTAGACTTGGACTTATCATTGATGGTACTGGAAAAGACTATTCTAAGATTACTGACCAAGCAACAAAGTTAAAGATACTTGGTTATGATGTGCATATGATATTTGTAAACACTTCTCTTGAAACAGCACTTAAAAGAAATGCAAAAAGAGAAAGAACTGTACCAGCATCTATTGCAACTAAGTCTTGGAAGATTGTACAATCTAAT